CCCACTATCAATGTGTTTTGCTGATTATCTAGATCGACTTCGGTAAAATAATTACCTGTGCTCAATAAATTTTTCCAGCGAATAGTTTTAAACTTTAACAACTTTATATTCCTACTCAGAGTTTTGTGAATCTAAAGCTTCGATGTAAATTTCTTTCATCATTCTTTTTAATTTTTCAGATTCTATCTTCAATGGTAAATTGTCGATATACTTAGACAGAATCGTCATCGTATCTTCAGCTTGATCAACAATATCATCTTCATTATCGTGTTCTGAAAAATCTTCAACTATCGAAATGTCGCAAATATTTGTCTTGTAAAAATTGTCCACGACGCTATCAAACAAATATGGATTATCTTTTTTCACAACAACAATTTTTACATATGTGCCTTGATAGTACGAGTAATCAAATTTTTTCCAATATTCAAAATCGTTTACTGAGTCGTCGTAAAAGATTTTATGAAACATTTTATATGGATTTTCTATAAATGTCAAGTCTCTTGTGTCTGTGTCAAATATATGAAATCCTCTTGTATCATTGTAGTCAGACCAGGTCATTTCTCCTGGAGTACCGACATAATGAATATTTCCTTGATTCGATTTGTGGTGAAAATGCCCAGTCAAAACAATGTCATAAGACAAAAGTTTATTTCTATTCATGCCACCATTAAAAACAGAACCACGGTCCATTTCAAAACCATCGATCTCAAAATGCCCTACACATATTTGTGAGAAAGAATTCTTGATGTAATCCAAAACTTCTTGTTCATTATCGTCGCAAATCCAAGGCACAAAATCGATAGGTAAATCATCGAATGTCTTTGTGCAAGGTTCATCAATAATGTGAATGTTCTCATACTCTTTCAATAAAAGAGTTGAAGAATTTATTTCCAATGTGTTCTTATACGAAACATCATGATTGCCAAGCAAAGTATAGAAATCAATGTTCATATCTTTCAACTTGTCGAAAAAATATTTCCTAACAAGATAAAGAGAATTGAAATTGATAAACTTTCTACGATCAAATAAATCGCCCAGTTGTAAAACAACTTTAATACCGTTTTCTTCTAGATAGGGAAAGAAAACGGTATCATAGAACTTTTTATAGTATCTATGAAAGTCTAGAGAGTCTCCTCTCATGCCATGATGAGTGTCACCTAAAATGCAAAGTTTCATATCAGACTATTTTATCATCTTCATTCGTGTCAGTCAACAGGTCCTCTTCTATTTCTCCTATTTCTTCCTCAACAAACTTTTCGATACCCTTTACTTTCTTTTGTTTTTTCTTTCTTTTTGTCTCTTCAAAATTGTAAATAAATTCGGAAATATTATCATACAACTCAAACTGCTTTGTATTGCCATCCGAATCTTCAAGTAATTCAAACTCATCTAGAATACCGATCTGTTCTGTTGCTTTGTATTTGACATACAACTGTTTCTTTTCTTTAGATATTCGTCTTAAAAATGCATAGTAAATTATCTGAGTGAAGTATGCAAAAGGATTTTTAGATTTCGAAGGATCAAAGTTTCTATAATACATTAAACAGTTTTCAATACCATCAGAAATCATTTCATCCCTAAAAGAGTAAGAAACGAAATTAGGTTTTCTGGACAAATGATCAGCAATCTTTAAGAAACATTCACCAATATAATTGGGTATCGAAGGCTCTTCTTTGTTATTTTTCTTGGCTTCATCACATTTTTCTTTATGCTCAATCAATGCCGCTAAGAAGTCGGCATTGTTGACATAGTGTTTAGTTTTTTCGGTCATAATAAATCCTTTTGCCTGTTTTTTTGTTGACTTTAGGGCTTGACAAGTGTTATAGTCTTGGTGTTCCCATTGATCATAATTATTCTATTACCTTAATGGAGTTTACCTTTCTTTAGTCTATCTAATGTTTCTCTAATCTCTTCAAGAGAAATATTTTCTTGACCTTCAGAAAAGTCCTCATCATCATACTCATCGAATGCATTCTTTAGATTGTCTAAATTTTCATCACTATCTAAATATTTTTTAATGTTCATCTTATCAATCATTTTTTGATAGTATTCGATTACCGTTTCTTTTGGATCGAAATAAGTTAAAATGTCAGAATGATTAATCTTTGAGACATTCTTTTCTACCAATTCTAAAGGAATCCAAGGTAGAAGAACCATTACTGTACCGGCTTCTGACCTTTTAAAAATGATTTGAAAAGGATCAATCATCGTGACTTCATCTACATCTTTCTCAATACCGCAGATGATATCTTCGCCACTCTGCAATCTCATAATTGTTATACTGCTTTTGTCCATTTTTTTCTCCTGTTAGGATTTTCATATTATAAATTAAACGGAGAATAAAGTCAAAGATTTAATATTATTTGCCTTGATTTCTTGGTTTAAGGTCAATGTTGTAAAGTTTATATTCAAATTTTTCTTCATTATAAATTTTTACTCTTTCTAAAAAATGATTTAGAGTGTGATTATTTTTTTTACCACTTCTCAGATCATCGGATATATCATATAACATAGCCTCTTCTTTGTTTTCTCCTAATCTCAAGACTCTACCTATCGACTGTAGATTACGGACTCTTGATTTTGAAGGAGAGGCGAATATAATGTTATGAAGATTACGGATGTTAACGCCAGTAGAAAAAGTACCATAAGAAGCAATGATAATAACATCGTTTTCTTTTTCGGTGATAGAACGTATAGATTCTCTAATTTCAACATCAGTGTCACCATATACAAAAAACACATGTCTGTTTTCTGTGCTATTCTTAATAATTTCATATAATATTTTTCCTTGTTTTTCCACAAATTGAAACAAGATGAGACTGTTTCCTTTCAGTGATAAAGTTAAATTTTTGATAAAGTTGTTTCTTGTTTCATTTCTAACAAGAAAGTCCATCTCTTCATCATAGTCCCATTTTTTACTTTGTGTGCAGATGTTTTCATCGTGTTTTAAGACTAAACATTTAATTCTAAATTTCGATAACTGGTTTTTGTTTATCAGTTCGGATGTTGATGTAGCTTTAAAAACTTCTCCAAAAAGACCTTCTAAAACTAATCTATGTGTATGCGTACCGTCTAGTGTACCAGTTGTGCCTATTCTGTATTTGGCATTCTTACAACTTGATAGAATTGTTGTCAATGATTTTGCTTTGAATTGGTGTGCTTCATCGCCTATAACAAAATCAAATTCTTCAAAATATGAACTAGGGTTCTTATATATCGATTGCCAAGTTGAAATTGTCAAAAATTTATCTGTATGTTTTTCTTTACCTGAATATTGACGATGACAGTATTTTTCAGAATCGAACCCGTAAGATTCGAAGTCTGTATACATTTGTTCTACCAAAGAAGTTGTGGGAACAATCAATAATCCTTTTTTATTTGCAATTCGCAAATGGCGAATAATCATATAAAGTATGAAAGACTTGCCTGAAGCTGTGGGAGACAACAGAAGTATTTTCTTTTTACTTATAGCTTGCACAAATGCATTTATTTGATAGTCTCTTGGTTCATGAGGTACATTTAGAGATTTTATAAAATTCTTCGCCTCTTCTATACTATAGTTTTCTGTACAATCAACATTGTCGTCTATGATGCATTCATAATCTCTTTCATCGCAAAATTTTATAATATAACTTAATAGACCATAATAAATTGATTTGTTTTGTAGATTGAAGAGTCGAATTTTTCCATCCCATAATTTATTTTTATAGGCTGGAATAAACTTATATCCGGGAACATAGAAAGTAAAAAAAGTAGATAGCTCTTGTGCAAGGTCCTTTTCACAATCTACTTTTACAAATGCCTCATCTATTTTCTTGATAAAAAGTTTTGTCATCAAATACCTTGAATAAATTTTTCCCAGGAAATAAAGTCTCTAAGTTGAAAGGTTCTCGAATTGAGTTCTTTCATAATACTTTCACACACAGAAACTATTTCGTCGTGTACCATTTTTTGAGCAATCAGTTTATTCAAATCTTCATCACTCTCTAGATATGTATTAACTTCGGATTTGAGAACATATGGAAAAGGATCCCACCCATATTCTTTTAGAGAGTCTTGATCCATTTTGCCTGTATAATATTCCCACTTAATCTTTTTCATTTTTAGATACTTAAAATCGCAGGATTTAGACAAAAGCCTGTGGCTCGAAAGAATGTTTAAGTATTTACTGTGTAACTTGGGTATATTGATTAGTTCGTTTCCGGGTTCTGTTCTATCAACAACAGAATCTTTTTGCCACATTTCCAATAGTTCTTCTAATTTTGTCATACAAAATCTCCTTTATAGGAGTTTAACATAATTAAATCAAAAAATCAAAATAATTTTTGTATATCGTAATAACTATACCTAAACATAACATCTGATGTTATCGGGGTGTCTGGAGTTTCCATCGTTGAAAGATTAAACCCCGACAACGATGTAGGAAAACAATCATAAAATTTAAATTTGTAATAGGGTTTATTTGATGAAGAGAGAATTGTTACCTCAGCATCTGAAAATTGTGGAAATTGAGGATTTGAAAATGTTCTTGCTAGATTTGGTAAATTCCTATACTCTTCATATTTTTCTGGAAAGGTCATTGCCCTAATCCAATCATGTATCTCTTTCCATGCTAACAGTTCTTCATCGACATAAAATATCGCACTAAAAGATTCGTATATTGCTTTCTCTCCAGGAGAAAATATATCAACAAAAGGAGTATTTCTCATGACTTCCGAAGTAGAAATGCCTGGTATTGTTACACTTTGACAAAAATATTGAACATTTGGTAGCCTCGAAAAGTTCAATTGAAATTTATTTGGATGTAAGAAATTCGGATTACTTGGATTTCTATTGAATGCTGTTGTAGACATAAATTGTTCCTTTTACAATATTTATATAAAAAAAGAGGGGCATGAGCCCCTCTTTTAAAGTCTACATTTGTATTGTTATTATTATAGACTTTTCACAACAATTACATCAGGTTAGCAACCTTGAATGCGCGGTAGTAAAGGTTCGAAAGAACATTTAGTGCGCCAAGACCCTGTGCTGTACCTTCTGCGAATGGGTTAGCAACAAGACCGTAACGAGTCTTGAAACCAATCTTTGGCTGGAAGGTTGTTGTGTCTACTGCACGAACCATCTGGAGAGGAACGTATGGGCAATAGAAAAGACCTGCGTCATATGCGTTTGTGCCTTTGTAACCTACAACGCAGAACTCTCTTGTTGAACCAACTGGTGCATATGGATCGATATAGACCTTGATACGACCAAACATTGTTCCGGCAAAAGTGTTTCCTGTGTCATCAACTGTTAGATTGATTTGACCACCTAAAGCTGATTGATAGTCAAGGATACCTGCCATTGCAAGAGCAGAAGCAACATCAGAAGAACAAATCATGATATTGCCTTTTCCGCGGCGAGTTGTTTTGGCGATAGTATTTGCCTCACGCTCGATCTGGAAAGCAAGACCTTTAACTTTTTCAACCATCCAACGACCATTCGAATCTGTGTCTAAGTCGAATGTGCCTGCTGTTGTGGTACCAACTTGGCAACCTTTTTTTGCTGTACCGTAGATTGTACGAACAACTTCACGATTGATTTCAGAAAGAATTTCCGAAGAAAGGATGTTCGACAATTCTGTTTCTGCGTCAAGACCATGGACTGCTTTAAGGTCTTGTGCAAGCTCAAGCGAGTATTCTGCTTTAAGAGCTCTTGTTTTTGCAGTAACAGTGACTTTCTCAATCGAGAATGCCATATCAGCAAAAGGATTATCTTCAGCGGTTGCAGTTGCTAAACCTGCTACGGCAGCGGCATTGGCAACGAATGTGTTTGCTGCACCTGCGCCAACTGCAAGAGTTGTTTGGGCTGCTTTGCCTGCCGAGAATCCTGTGTTTGCCTCATTGTAGAATGCCTCTACTGCACCTGCTGTGACATTCATTGTGTCGTATGTCGAGCGCATTGCGAAGATAAGTCCTGTAGGACCTGTCATTGGCTGAACACCGCAAATGTCATAAGCGATAAGGTTAGGTAAAGAACGGCGAACAAGCGAAATAAGGATTGGGTCGAAACCTGCAACTGGACCGCCTGCTGCTGCACTACCACTTAAACCACCTGTACCGACCGAGTTAACAGGAACTGCTTCATGAAGCATTTGACCTGTCTTGATCATCTCTTGTGCTTGATTCTCAAGAATAACAGCGGTAACTGCTTTACGATATGGATCTTTAATCGAAGGAAGGTCTGGGTGATCTAAGACACCTTCCCATTTCTTTTGTAGTTCTTCAGATAAAAACATCTAAGTTCTCCTTTGGTTTTTTAAATTTTTGTTTTAGAGATTGCTTTGGAAACTGCTGCTACGAATGGGTCATTAATATTGACTTTCTTATCTTCAGCGTCTTCCACTTTCTCATGAAGTTGTTCAACATTTACCTTTTTTACTCCCGATGGGAAATAATTTTCACGGATAGTTTCAAGTTTCTCTTTGTAATCTTCCTCTGTGGAAAATTGCACACTCTCTGCGAGTGATTTAATTTTTTCTACTTGAGTATCTGTAAGGTTTGTGCAAACTTCACGGGTGATTTCTGACTTGCGAGATTCTACTAAGGCTTTTGCAAAATCAATACCTCTTTCGATTTCTTCATTAAGTTTGGATTCTAATTCTTCAACTTTACCGGAAAGTTCTTCAACAAGGTCGACCTTCTCTTCTGGAACATCAATATAGTGTTCTGCGAAAAGATTGCGTAATCCTGCAATAAATTCTTCAGTAAGTTCAGAACGTAAACCAGATTCAATTGCAATTTCATTTTCTTGCATCCACTGATCTACGACATAGTTGAGATAGTCGTCAACTTTTTCCGTTAAATCGGCAGTGATGGTTTCGATTGCTTCTTCAAGCATCGAAGCATACTGTGATTCCATTTCTTCTTGAATTTGATTTACTTTATCAAGAACTCTTGCTTCGAAGATTGTTGTTGCTTTAGTTTTAAATTCTTCCGAAATGGTTTTATCATCGGCAAATAAAGCATCAATATCAGCAGTGAAATCGTATTCTTCTAAATCTTCATCAGACTCAGAAATGACTTCATCAGATTCTACTTCTTTCTCTTCTTTAGACAAAGTTTTCTTTGCCATTTCTCCAGAAGCAGCTGAAGGTTTTGTTGTAGGTGCAGAAGCACTTTTTGCAGCTTTAGTTGTATCGATTTTTGCAGAATCGTCTGTCGATTTATAATTCATTGGTGTTGGACCACCTAAATCAACGGCATCTGCGCCAGGTAATTTTTGCGAGCCATCAGCAGGTGCTTTGCTCTTACTACCAGTAAGAATTTCTGCCGCAGCTTCCATTAACTTATTTGTTGCCATTAGGGTTCTCCTTATGATTTATTATTTATAATTTTAAAATTTTCGTAGGTAATTTTCGAAAAGTCTAAGTGCGACTTCTTCTATTTGTTTCTTTGATGCCTTTTGAATTTGCTTCTTAGCATGGTCAATGTCGATTTCCATAAAACGACCTTCAACAAAAACCCATTCTTTATTTTCCATAATACCATTTACAAATGCGCCTGGTGCAGAAGGATCAGCAACAATATCTGCCGCAGTAGCAAGCTTTAAATCATCTTGAACGAGATTGTAGCCTTCTTTAGTTTGTACTAAAGATCCCATTGCTCTAGATGATACTCCTATACTCACATCATTTTCTAAGAAATTTTTAACAATTTGACCATAAGGTGTATCAAGAATCAATGCCTTACCATAAAACGTATTTCCATCTTCAGAAAGAGAAACAATTTTATGAGAAACTCTTTCTAAGTTAATTGAAGGTGTCTCTGGATGACCTAACTCACCCAATGCTCTACCTGTTTTTACATATTCTTCGTTGTATCTTTCGACTTCTTTCTTTAGTGTGTCCATTTTATACATTCTATTATTCTTGTTGACTCTTTCAGCAACAAGGAATGTGCCTTCAATGAACAACTTTTTCTTGCCGTTTTCAGAAGTTTCGGTTAAGAATTTTACACTTTCTATAGTTTCTTTAATTAGTTTCATGTTACATACCTGTTAAAGGAGGATTGTATGAAGCTGTTTTTGTCATTTGTAGAATAAGTGTACCATTTGCACCTGAATTTTGTACAAAAACATTTGAAGTAGAACTGTTAGCTAATGCTATATCATAAGTAGTAAAAGGTAAATCACACGAATCTACTTTAAGTAATAAAGTTCCTGTCGCATCATTTCCTCTATAAATTGACCACCAACCATCTGTAGTTGCGATAACATGTGTCAATGATGCAGCTTCAATTGTTTCGGAAGCGGCAGCAGACATTTCAGCAAGATTAATTCTTATTGATCCTGCTGTGTCATTTACAACTCGGATTATAGACCTTGATCTTAGAGTGTTTATAACTTCTTTTGTGATTGCCATTTTATCTTAATCCTATTGATCTGCGTCTAGACATTGATATTCTTCTCTTCATCAATGTCTGACGAATTTTTGCTCTTCTTTTTGTTTTCCAAGCCATTTTTAATTTTCTAGCTTTTTTCAATCTTGCTGCCGCAGGTATTCTTTTTATTGTATTGCCCGAAAGTCTGTAACCTTTTATCGATGACCTTCTAACATTCTTTTGTACAATAATTTTACCTTTTTTATTTCTCCGAATTCTTCTTCTAATTCTTTGAATTTTTCCAATTCTTTGAATATTGGGATTTCTTTTAATCGCTTCATCTAAAATTTCAGAATCTGCTGCAATATATTTTTTAGCTTCACTCAATCTATCATATGCAATAGAATTCAACCGACGAATAATTTCCTCTTTAATTTCTACCGCATTTCCTTGATAAACTTTGTGTATGATGCTCATATCACTTTCTCTTAGAAAATGCAAAGTCTGCGACTTTAGCTAAATGTTCTGGAGACTTATGAACCATATCTGAAATTTTCTTTTTGTTTTCGTCGTTGAGAGCAGAATGTACTTGTGTTATGGCTGATGCTGTAAAATGATCTACCTTTCTGGTCTGACCATTGGCAAATTTTACTGTAGCCGATTGTTTACCTTTTACAATTTTGTGTAAACTGTCCATAACCGATTCTTCGATTGGTTCAAAAGACTCTGCTTGTAAATTGCTTGTTTCAATTTCAGGTCCATATGTTAAAGTAAAATACTTATCTATCTTACTATTGTAATATAAGGCTACTTTTGTTTTATTAGGATAAAGTCTGATAGATTTTCTTTTAAGTAACAACATTACTGGAGGATCAGTTGATAAATCTTTCGATTCATTAACTGACTCTTTCATTTTTTTACCATCAACGTCAATCATTGAATCGTCATTATTATTTTCTAAATCGTTCCTTTTAATTCTTTCACCAACCTTAAATCTTTTAGCTCTAATTTTTCTACCTGAAGGAGACAACTTGAAATCTGAAGTTTCAATATCTTTGACTCTTTCTGTTAGTTCTGTAGATTTAAAGTCTTTAAGTAATTTCATTCTTGTTCCTGAGTTTCCATTTCTGATTCTTGACTATCATCAGAAAAACCGTTATTAAAAAGATTTTTAGAAATTTCTTGTTTTTTTAACTCTAGTGCTTCTAAAGATTTTGTTGAGAGAATATCTTCTAAAGATTGTTTTGCTGAAACGGCATCACCAGAAGCAATTTGTTGTATTAAAGATTTAATTGTCATAATTATTTCCTATTTAGTAATGAAGAATATTTATTAACCTCAGCGTCAAGCATAGGAGTTAGTGACTCGGTACTTTCTCTTTCTTGTGTGTTATCTTCTGGAGGATATTGATCTGGGTTAACTTGTTGTTGA